AATATCATTGGATATGGGAGAAACTAGAACAAAGAGAAGATGTAGAAATACACAACACTACTTACCTAGACAATCCGTTCTTAGATGAAAGCATAAGAGCAGAGATAGAACTACTTAAACAAACAGACGATACATACTGGAGAATATATGGACTAGGGCAAAGAGCAATAAGCAAAGCAACCATATTCAAGTACACAGAGATAGACAGCATACCTGAAGATGCACAGCTTGTAGCCTACGGTATGGATTTTGGATTTAATGACCCTACTACGTTTATAGCAACATACAAGAAAGACCACAACCTTTACTTTAAAGAACATCTATACAGGTCAAAGATGACCACAGAGGATATACACCAATATCTAAAAGGTGTGGAGGTATTAGGTATGACTTATGCAGATAGTGCAAGACCTGAAATAATAGAACAGCTTAGAAGATACGGACACAAGGTAATGAAGTCATATAAGGGTGCTAATTCTGTACTAGCAGGGATAGACCTACTAAAACGCTATAAACTCCACGTAACAAAGAATAGCGAGAATATGATAAAAGAGTTTAGGTCTTATAAGTGGAAAGAAGATAGAGCAGGTAGAATAACTAACGTACCCGAAGATGCTCACAACCATACAATAGATGCTGCCCGATATTCTTGTTACTCTATTCTAAGCAAGCCAAACTTTGGTAAATACTACATACATTAAAAAAAGTTATTTACAATTTGGTTAATAACTAAATAGTTTATATATTAGCATCCTAATTAAAAACAAACATTATGGAAACATTTGAAAATACATTTGCAGTAACCTTCAATCCACAAAAAGGATTAGTACCTCAGAAAGAGGGTAGGATTACACTAGACATCGTACTTGAAAACGTACACAGCGTACATACAGCTAAAGAAGTATTAGCCGACAAGGGAATACACGCATCAGCTATAAAAAGATTAACTTAAACAAACATTATGAGAAAAATAGAAAACATTATATTTGACACAATAATATACTTAGGAGCATTTGTATTAACCTTTGCTTTCTTACAACTAATGGCACACGCTGATAAATGGATAGGACTATGATAGTAGAGATAGGAAACAAGCATTATAGATGCAATGAGGAATTAGAGATTATGCAAGAGGTGTACTATAACGAAACCTTTGAGGAATGGACACCTGTACTTTGGGAACAACAACTTGAGATATGAAACTAAACAAACTTTACACAGGGGTTATAATAACCCGAATAGACATAGGAGATGGAACAAGGGTACAAGCTAGACACCCTAAAGACAATGATTATATAGTCTGGGATTTACTATACAGGACACAAGAGTTTTACAGAGGGTTTATATAGCCCTCTTTTTTATTTCCTAAAAACTTCGTATATATACGTTATATTTATATGAAGTATGAATTAAACGTACCTACAAGTCTTAACGAGATAACACTAGGGCAATACCAACAGTACATTAAACTACCAGAGGGCTTAACTGAAACACAAGTAGCACTTAAAATGGTGGGCATCTTCTGCCAAGTACCTGACACAGTAGTAAGAAACATCAAAGCTGCTGACATACAAACAATAGTAGAAACGCTTACAAAGATGTTTGATGAAACTCCTGCACTAACAAGGGAGTTTAAACTAGGTGGCAAGAAATATGGCTTTATCCCTAACCTAGACGATATGTCTTTTGGGGAATATATAGACATAGATACATACTTAGGAGATTGGGATAACATAGAGAAAGCTATGGCAGTCCTTTACAGACCCGTACAGGGCAGATACGATAAATTATACAACATAGAGCCATACGAAGCTAAAGATGCCTTAGAATACAAGCATATGCCTTTAGGAGTTGTATTAGGTTCTATTGTTTTTTTTTACAATTTAGGGAGCGAATTGTGTCAGGTTATGATGGACTATTCACTCAAGGAGGAAATGACCTCTCAACAGAAGCAAACTTTGGAGCAAAGTGGGGTTGGTATCAATCAATATACGGATTGGCTCAAGGAGACGTTACAAGATTTGAAAATATCACTAAACTAAATATGCACGAATGTTTATATGCGTTAGAGTTTATGAAAGAGAAAAACGAACTAGAAGCAAAAAGAATTAAAAATGCCTAATATAGCAGCAAGAGGTTTTTACCTTGTACTTGATAAAATAAAAGATGAGTTACTAGCTAACAATAGTGTTAATACAGTAACGACAGGAGATTTGTTTGACATTGATTTAAACAAACAAAATATGTTTCCGCTTACGCACATCATTATAAACAATGTAGGTATGCAAGAGCAGGTATTAAATTTTCAGCTATCTATATTGGCTATGGATATCGTAGACACATCTAAGACAAAGACAGCAGACGTACTTATAGGGAACGATAACGAGCAAGATATACTAAACACCCAACTATCAGTAATTAACAAACTTATAGGCGTATTAAGACAAGGTACACTGTACAGAGATATGTTTCAGCTTGTAGGAGACCCTACTTGTGAGCCTTTTTATGATAGGTTTGAAAACGAATTAGCAGGGTGGAGTTGCGATATAACAATACAAATACCTAACGACCAAAACTTGTGTTAGACAATACAGAGGACATATTAGAGAAATTTGCCAAGAGGGTTATACAACAATCTAGGACACGACTTACTAAGGGTAAGATGAACGTGGATAAGAAACTGTACAATAGCCTTAAATACGATTTAAAAGTTTACCCTACTGCTTTTATATTACAGTTTTTTATGGAGGACTATGGTGCATTTGTAGATGAAGGTGTAAAGGGTACAAAGTCAAGTGCTAAAGCACCCAACAGTAAATTCAGATACAAAGAGAGTAGCAACCTAGTAGGACTTGAAGCAGCAACAGGTGTATTTGGTAAGTGGGCTAAAAAGAAAGGCTTTAGACTAAGAGACAGTAAGGGTAAGTTTTCAAAAGGCACATATAAACGTATGGGCTTTATCCTAGCACAATCTATAAAAAAGAAAGGTATAAAAGCAACTCATTTTTTTAGTAGAAGTTTTGAGCAGACATACGACAAACTACCTAAAGAACTAATAGACGCATATAGATTAGACTTAAACGAATTTTTAACATCAACAACAAGTGGCAACTAAAATAAACATACGAAGTCCTTACTATGTAAAAGTATCTAATGGCAGCCTTGCATCTGCTACTATGGAACTATTTATATACACAGGTACATTTACTACGGACAAGGGAACAGCTAAATACACAATAACCAAAAACGAAATAGGCACTAATAACTATGTTGTATTTGAAATTGCAGAACTTGTAAGAGATTACCTAGACATAGAATTTAATGGAGAATACGACAGTCAGACCGTATGGGTTGAAGCTGACATAGAACTGTTTAGCGGTATAAACGGTGGGGGTTCTAGTTTAGGCACAACAAGCACAGACTATATAGCCTTTGATGGCTTTGGATATTTTGAAGAAGGAATTAATGCTGAACTAAGCAGAACTTACCTACAAAGTAACAAAGAGATATTTAGACCTAGCGACTTCAATACTAGAGTGCCTGTATTTACAGAGGACACAGATAGCGTATCTTTCTTATATCAAGGAGAAGTAAAACGAGTACAGGTAGTAACATCTTCTACAAACACCAACGCACAAATAGACTACATTACAGTATCAGGCAGTGACAATACAGACGCATACAAAGAACGAGTACTAGCAGATGGCGGTGTATTTGAGGATAACAGCCTATTACAAGCCTTTTTAAACGCTGTTGATATAGGTTTAGTAGATGAACTATATATTAATTCAGACAGTGGCACAGAAGTTATTAAAATAAGAACAGAGCCTTGTTCTAAGTATGAGCCTTACAAAGTTACGTTCGTTAATAAGTTTGGAGCATTGCAAGATATGTTCTTTAGCCTTAAAAGTATTCAAAGCCTAACTACGACAGGAGAAACCTACAAAGCTAATGCAGTAGACTTTGGTACACTAACATACGATACCTACAAACCACAGGTAGCACAATACAACAAACTAGGGAAGGAAAGTATTACCCTAAACACCGACTATGTAAGTGAGCAGTACAACGAAGTAATAAAGCAGCTTATGATGTCAGAGCAAGTATGGCTTACTAGACTAGATGACCCTGCACCCGATAGCAACAACTTAGAAACAGTATTAGCGGTAATACCTAAGACACAAAGCGTAACATACAAAACAAGCCTTAACGATAGACTTGTACAATATACAGTAGACTTTGATTATGCTTTTGACAAAATAAATACAGTAAGATAGTGGTTATAAAATTATACATAGAAGGGCAATAGTGGTAATACAATTATACATAGAAGGGCAAAGGGTAGAACTTTTTAAAGACGAAAGTGTTACTATAACTGATAGCATCCAAAACGTAAAAGACATTGACAAAGTGTTTACTTCATTTAGTCAGTCATTTAGTGTACCAGCATCTAAGTCTAACAATAAACTATTTAAACACTATTATAACTTCGATATTATAAATGGTTTTGATGCACGTAAAAAAGTAGATGCTATTATAGAGTTGAACAATGTACCATTTAAAACAGGTAAAATAAAACTAGAGGGTGTAGACTTAAAAAACAACAAAGCGCATACATATCGTATTACGTTCTTTGGGGATATTGTAGAGTTGAAAGATAAATTAGGAGAAAAGAAACTATCAGACCTTAATTTTAGCTCATACCAGCCTTTAAACTATGACCCTGCAACAGTAGAAGCAAAGCTATCAGCAGAAGAAAGTAGTACAAATCATATTATAGCACCCTTAATAACACACAGCCAAAGGTTGTTTTATGAAGATGGCGCACACGGTTTAGATACAGGTAATTTATATTATCATAGTGGTGGTGGTCAGCACAAACACGGAGTAAAGTGGAATGAGTTAAAATATGCTATACGAGTAAATAAAATAATAGAGGCAATAGAAACAGATTTTGACCTTTCTTTTTCTAGCGACTTTTTTAAAAATACAAGCATAAGGGAATTTGACCATTTATTTATGTGGCTACACAGAAAGTCAGGTGCGGTTGAAGATTTATCAGGAAGCACAACAACATTTGAAACAGTCATAGATGGATGGACACCTACAACAATAACAAGCCCTTTTACAAGTTACACATATACTTTAACAAACACAACACTTACAACTACTGTACCTACATTTGGTTCGACAGGTGGTGGCTCAACAGTCAGCGGCTTATCTAGGTTTGAAATAGAATTAGAAACTACTGATGTTGATGAATACGATGTGGCTTTATTAAGAGATGGTACAAATGTATTTAACAAAACAGGACATCAAGGAGACATAACAATAAGCGCAGACCCTAGCGATACTAATAACTTTGATTATGCAGCAGGTAGCTATACGTTGGTAATAACATCAACAGCACAAATATCATTTACAGATATTACTTGGTATAGTGTTTATGAAATACCAAAAGCAGCAAACCTTACACTTGGAGACTTAAACGGTGGCGCAACAGGTGCTTATAATACAAATTCATCATTTACATTTAACATAGAACAGCAAATCCCTGAAATGAAAATTATAGATTTTCTAACAGGATTGTTTAAGTTATTTAATCTTACAGCCTTTGTAGAGAATGGTGTAATACAAGTTAAACCATTAGATGACTTCTATACAGGCACTAACACATACGACATAACAGAATTTGTAGACGTAGACAGTAGTAAAGTAAATGTAGCCTTACCATTTAAAGAGGTGTTGTTTAAGTTTAAAGATACTAAGAGTTTTTTAGCTAATAAATTTAGCGAACTAAATAACAGAACTTGGGGGGAAATAAATTACAATGAAGGTCAGGACTTAGCTAGTAAACTATATAAGATAGAAGCACCTTTCGGGCATATGTTATATGAAAGGCTAAACGATGCAGGTACAGGCGCACAGAAGAACATACAATGGGGTTATAGCGTAGATAGTAGTCAAAACCCATACTTAGGAAGCCCGCTATTATTTTATCCTGTTCTTATATATAATACTCCTATATCATTTGTTGATGCGGTAAACGATGAAAATGTGGCTATATCACACAAAGAAGTTACAACATTTAATAGACCATCTAACAGCGTAGAGGTTGTACCTGCTTTATACCCTTCACAATTAAACTTTAACAGGGAAATAAACGAATGGACTGGCAGTAGTGAATTTTACGATAGCTTATATATAAAATATTATTCTAATTATATATCAAGTGTGTTTAACGAAAAACAAAGACTAACAAAGATAAAAGCATATTTACCTATGCGTATCTTACTTAATTATGGTTTAGGAGATAGGTTTATAGTAGCAGGAAACCAATACAAGATAAACAGCATAAGCACAAA